TAGATGTGTCCACCACCACCTACGAATTGTTTCATTCCAACTATTTCACCAAAGATACTTGGGTTAATCCATCTTCTTCCACTCTCATCAGGTACAGAACCTAAGTCTTCAGTTCCAGCAATTAATACTTTACCTTGAATTTCAAGAATAATACCACCACTTGTTTGAACACCACCACCCATTGATAAACTTGTATTCTTTAATGCTGTATATGTTGATATTGATTTTTTCTTACCAAGAACTTTAGGTAACATTACTTTGGCATTATACCAATCAATGTTATGAAGTGCGGTAATAGGAACATCACCCAATACTTGTTTCATTATTTTTGGATACATAGGTATAAAACCTTGTGCAACCCATTGTAATGATTTCTGAGTGTGTGCTACTTTGGTTTCTAATAATATGTCTTTTAATTTAGGTATCATATCATTTATAAATATCAAATGGTAGTAAAATATATGTAAATAAATCCTGTTACAAACTGTTACAATTTAATTAAAAAAACATTAGGTTTTCTCATATATTATTCGTAGCTTATAGTATGATAAAAAAGGATGATATGAATAAAATAGTAATTTTTGATTTAGACGGAACTTTGGCTCTTATAGATAAACGGAGAGCTTTAGCTACCAAAGACAATGGTAAAATGGATTGGGATGTATTCTTTCATAGAGATAACATCAAATTAGATGTTCCCAATACACCAGTTATAAAAATGGCACAGATGTTGAAATCACAGGGTTTCACTATTGTTATATTTAGTGGTCGTTCTAAAGTTTCATATAGAACAACACGACAATGGTTGATTCAGAATGATATTCCATTTGATGATTTACATATGAGACCAACAGATGATTACCATCATTATATGAAAGATTCAGATTTAAAACAAATGTGGTTGGATACAGCTACATTTGATAAAGATGATGTATTTGCAGTATTTGACGACAGACAACAAGTTGTTGATATGTGGAGAAAAAATGGATTAACTACATTTCAAGTTGCAGATGGAGATTTTTAAAATGAGTTATGAATTAATAATGGCTTGTTTGTGTTTTACTGGTTGCTTTATAGGTTTTTTTATAGTATGGTGGTTATCAGATATGGAGGATTTTTAGTTGAGGGGTTGCGTCCTCAATATAAGTGAAGGTATACAACGGACAAGGCTTTGGCGTATGAAACAAGACGGTGGGATGCGAGTGGTTGACCAATACCTTCACTTAAAGTATTACTTTAAAAGTTGTTACAAACTGTTACAATTTAATTCAAAAAAACACTTGACTTATATTGCAATTTATTTGTAGCTTATAGTATGAAGAAAAGGAAAAAAAAGGATAATAATTTTATGAGTTTTAATTCAAGAGATTTTAAGGGTTTTACTTTTAGGAGTGGGCCTGTTAGTAAAACAAAAAAGTCATTTTCAACATTTTGGGATAATCAATCTGATGATGTTGATGTTGATAATTTTTTAGGTTTAGATGATGATAAACCTAAAGGTAAAGATTTGGTTGCTTTGGCTGGTTACAAAAGAGCCATTAGTAACTTTGTTAATATTGTTACTGGTGATAATATACCAGTTGTTTTCAATTCAAAAGATGAAAGTTATACTGATGGTAAAAAAGTTGTTATCGGTTCTAATATCGATGACAAGAAATTTGATGTGGCTGTTGGACTTGCTCTTCACGAGGGTTCTCACATTAAACTTTCAGATTTCACTTTGTTAAAGAATTTAGAAACATCAATACCAGCTGAACTTTATGTTCTTGCTGAGAAAGTTGGTGTTACAAAATTTCAAGTTATTTCTACTGTTAAAAATATTCTTAACTATGTTGAAGATAGAAGAATTGATTCATTCATCTTCAGAACTTCTCCTGGTTATAAAGGTTATTATCACTCTATGTATGACAAGTATTTCTACTCAAAGAATGTAGATAAAGGTTTGTTGTCTTCAGAGTTCAGAACTGAAACTATTGAGTCTTATATGTTTAGAATTATTAACTTACATAATAAGAATAGACAGTTAGGTGCTCTTAAAGGTTTAAAAGAAATTTATGAGACTATTGATTTAGGTAGGATTCAAAGAGGTTTAATGAGAGATACTAATGAGGCTTTCAATATTGCATGTGATGTTATGGGTATTATTCTTCTTAACATTGATAAGATTGAAACTCCTGATTCTGATGGTGGTTCTGATTCACAGAATGGTGATTCTCAAGAGGGTAATGGTTCAGGTGAGGGTAACACTATCTCTGATGAAGAACTTCAAGATATGATTGATTCTGATTCTATTGATTCTTCAACTACTCCAGAAGAAAATCTTTCTAACGATGATGGTTCAGATGCTGTTGAACTTTCAGATAGACAGAAAAAAATGTTAGAGAATCATTTCAAAAAACAAGAAAAGTTTCTTGATGGTGATGTTCAAAAAACTTTACTTTCTAAAAAAGATAATAAAGATATTAAGGCTATTGAAGAGTCAGGTGCTAGTTATGAGAATGTTGGAAATGACATTCCAAAAAATTATTGGAGTAGTACTCCTGGTAAAGGAACAAAATGTTTAGTTGTTAAAAAATTAACTCAATCACTTGTTGATTCAAATCAATTCGGTTGTGCGACAAGTTACAATCAAAGTTCTTATGATAGATATGAAAGATACAACTTTGTTGAAGAAGGTTTAAGACTTGGTTCTATGTTGGGTAGAAAACTTCAAGTTAGAGGTGAGGAATCTCAACTTAAATTTACAAGACAAGATTCTGGTAAGATTGACAAGAGATTGATTTCTGAACTTGGTTTCGGAAACTCAAATGTTTTCTCTCACACTCTTACTGAAAGATATAACAAAGCTTACTTACACTTGTCTGTTGATGCTAGTGGTTCTATGAGTGGTAAAAAATGGAACAAAGCTATGACAAGTTGTGTGGCTATGATTAAGGCTTGTGATATGGCTGGTAACATTGATGTGGTTGTTTCAATCAGAACTACTCATGGTAAAGGAAATCAAGATGTACCTTTGATTATGGTTTGTTACGATTCAAGAATTGATAAACTTGTTAAAGTTAAAAATCTTTTCTCGGCTCTTGATGTTCACGGAACTACTCCTGAAGGATTGTGTTTTGAGGCGATACAAAAAGATTTAATCCCAGGTAACTCCAATCAAGATAGTTACTTTGTTAACTACTCTGATGGACAACCTTACTATGGTAACAACGAAATTGATTACTCTGGTAGAGATGCTGAGAGACATACTAAAAAAATGTGTGATGGTATGAGGGCTATGGGAATTAGTGTGTTGAGTTATTTTATTGGTGGTGACTATGAGTATGATTCAGATAGAGAATCTTTCACTGGAATGTATGGGAAAGATGCTGAGTTCATAAACGCTACTAATATGATGAGTGTGGCAAAAACAATGAACAAAAAATTCTTGGAGAAATAAAATGTATACTTTACTTTTAAAAAATAATACAGAAATTATAGATAAGGTATCTGCTAAAAATTTAGAAGAAGCAAAATTCTTTTTTATGAATAGAAAACAAATGAATGAAGAAACATTTAATAACTTATATGAGGTAAAAAAAGAAGATGACAAAAAAAGAAAATAATAATTTATATGAATCAGTAGGCAACTATACTAAATTTAAATTGGTAGAAATGTTAATTGATAAATATAAAGATAAGAAAATGGATAATATGAATCAGATGGAACAACTAGCTGATGATGTATTAAATATATTATCTATATGTGGTTTAAAATACTATAACGAATTGAAAGGGGAATTTAATGAGAATAGGAATTGATTGTGATGGAGTGTTAAGAGATTTCATTCCAGCACTTATAGACAGTGTTAAAGAAACTCATCCACAACACGCTGATAAAATAAAAACACCAAACGCTTGGGAATGGGAATCATGGTTACCATTTTGGACTGAAGAGGAAACGGAGAAATATGTTTTTGAAGATAACTTTTTAGATTTTTTTGGTCCAGAATGTCCACCAATTAATACATCAATTGAAGATTGGCCCAAACTAAAACAATGGGCAAAAGAAAATGGTCACGAATTAGTTTTAGTATCAGCTCAAAGACCACATTGTGAAGAACCAACTACTGAATGGTTAAAGAAATATGGTTTTGATTTTGATGAAATACATTATACTAAACATAAATGGTCTATTGATGTTGATGTATTGATTGATGACTCACCAGAAAAGTTAGAACAATTTTCAGATAGAAGCGTAAACTATGGTTCTGCAATTTGTTATAAACAAACTTGGAATACACAATGTCAGAATAAAGGTATGGCCATTGACAGATTGTCAGATATTATAGGTAGAGTATTTGGATAATTAGTTTGGTACAATTATTGTACTATATATAGTATAGATTGTTGCTCAAGGTGAGGACAATCGTAATTAGACTAAATAGTTAATTAAACATAGGAGAAATAAAATGACTAAAGTAAGATTCGTAAACCCAAAACATCTCAACCGAGATGAATTTTTAACACCATTCGATGCGATATTCGACCAACTTGTAAATAAAACATTTCCAACTTTTAAAGAAGAAACTGGAGTATCCTTCAACAAAGGTGCTTATCCTAAAGTGAATGTCTATGAGTACGATGACAAAATAGGTATCGTAGCAGAGATTCCTGGATTGGATAAAAAGAATGTAACTGTTGAGGTAGAAGAAGATGTTCTGATTATATCAGGTGATAAACACGGATTTGATTCTGATGGTGGTAAATGTATAACACGAGAATTAAAACAATCAGCCTTTACAAGATCCTTTAATCTTGGAGAATATTTAGATGGTACTAATGTATCAGCTAAATTTAAAGATGGTATGTTATCTATATCTATCCCGAAGAAAGAACCAGAACAACCTAAAAAACATTCTGTTAAAATTTCTTAATGTTTGAGAAATTAGAATTTCAAGGTAAGATGTGGGAAGTGAAAGCCAAAGTAGATGGGCGTCGAATTGATGACCCATCTACTCTTAAAAAAAGTTATGATGCTGATATGGTTATAAGAAATCCTAATAATATTTATTTTGTATTAAATGAAATAATAGATGCGGATTATGAAGAAATTTAAATAGGTTATATTATGTTATCTTCGTCACAAAAAGGTTCTGTTTTTCAGAACCTTTTTTGTTTTCAGGTATTGTGATACTATTTATTATAAAGGCCGGAGAATATTATGTTAATAAAAGTCTTAATAGTTTTATTACTAATTTCAATGGCTCACACCGAATGGCGATGGGCCAATGATACATCAGAATTTACAATGGATAAACAAGCACACTTTGCTGGTAGTTTTGGACTTTACTTTATGTTCAGACACAAGGACTTCTCTGAATTAGATTCTTTTAAATACACTTTATATTGTGGATTAGCAAAAGAAGTATTTGATGCGTATGTTCCTTATGAAAAAAATGGTAAGTGGGGTGGTGATGGATTCTCAAAATATGATTTAGCCTATGACTTATTTGGTATAGGAGTAGCTTATGGTGTAGATAAGTTATGGGATAAAATATGGAAAAATAAAAAAAAGAAAAAACCTTTTGATTTAACCATTTCTTTGTATAGATATTGATATTTATTAATATAACCAACGGAGAACTGATATGGAAGAAGCAATCCAAAATCAGGTTTCATTTTTAATAGGTAAGTATGGATGGTTATTTATAGTAGGTGTTATAACATTACTTTTTAGATCTACGATTGAGAAAGGTGTAGCTGGATTTATGGTATTTATGGGTAATGATTATAACGAAGATGATGTTGTTGAGGTAGATGGTAGACCCGGTAGAATAGTCCGCTGTGGAATATGGACAACAACATTTTTCTTGTATGATGTAGTAGATGGAAACATAGTAGGTGGTAGCAAACTCGTCATACAAAATGATAAGTTAAAAGACTTAAAAATAGAAAAACCCTTATCTAAATTAGACCTCACAAAATACAAAAAATAAAAAAAAATAAAAAAAAAATAAAGCTTGACATATATATGCAATAATTACTATATTAAAAGGTGATACAATATGTCAACAAAAAAGAAAATAGAAAGACATTCATTTGTCGATGAAAATGGACAACGATGGTTACAATGTAAGTATTGTTATGACTATAAAGAAGTCGAACCAGAAATTGGTGCTATAACTTGTGGGAATTGTGTTGTTAAGATAGATATGATAAAGTTTCCAGGAACTATAAAAAAACAAAAAGTATCGAGTGGTAGACCAGCAGGTTGGCATTTTATGAATGAGTATGTTGACAAAGATGGTAATGTGTTTCATAAAGGTAAAGAACAACCTGACTTAAAGGGAACTCTTCCACCAACTAAAGTGAAACCAAGAAAGAAGAAAAAGAAATTATCAGCTGATGATAAATTAAAAAGAGATTTAGATAATTGGAAAAAAAGAAAAAGAGCAAGAAGGGGTAAATAGTGATTATAAAAGATAAAAATAAACTAAAAGAAAAGTGTACACCTGTATCTATAGAAGAAGGTGAAGAAATTGGTGTTAGATTATTACACGAATTAAGAGAATCGGAAAATGGTATTGGTTTGGCTGCAAATCAAATCGGTATCAATAAAAGAGTTTGTGTAATTAATGTAAAAGAACCATTGGTTTTAATCAATCCTAAAATAGTAAAACATTCAGAAGATAAATTTATATTTCCAGAGGGTTGTTTATCCTTTCCTGATAAAAAAGTTAGAACTGCTAGATATAAAGATATAACTGTAGAAGCGGATAATCATAATGGTAAATTATTTTTTACAGCAGATAGTAAAGAAATAAATGATGCGTTTGAATGTGTTTGTGTTCAACACGAAATAGATCACCTTGATGGTATTACAATGTTTGATAGGGAGTTTAAACAAGAACCAATTGTTCGTGGTAAAAATGCTCCTGAAAAAATTGGTAGAAATACAAAAGTATTAATTAAAAAAGGTTCTGAAACAAAAACAATTAAATATAAAAAATTCAACAAAATGTCGGAGGATGGATGGGTATTAGCAGAAGTATAAAAGACTTCTTTTTAATAACACCTTTTTTGATAGCTTTTTTAATTGCTGTGATATTAAACACAATTATTTATTTATTCCTTTCTTTAGGTGCTTTTATACTATTTATATATAAGAGGTTAAAATGGAGCTAGATATGAAAAAAGATATTAAGAGTACTGATAAAATATCAGAAGGAACTTTACACGAAATATTATTAGACATAAAATATCGATTAGAGCATCTTGAAGATATAGAAGCTGATAATAGAGCATTAATAGTAAAGATGATTAAACAAGGTAATTCTATTGTTAAATTTCTAGCTCAAATTGATTTGGAAGCGGATGAACATATAGAAATGGAAGATATGAAACTTCCATCAATACATAAACAAGGAACAATTGAATCTGAAAAGATGATGGATTTAAAAGAATTAATTGACGAGTTTATGGAAAAAAGAAAAGATTTACAAGAATTAGAAAAAGAATTAAAAAAATACAAAGATGAGATAACACCTGGTCAAGTAGGTGAATCTTAAAAAAAATTATAGGTTTTCACATTTTATGTGATACTTATATACAATGGTTATGAAAAAAAATTATATGCAAAAAAACACAAAAGAGATTCTGTCCTAGAATCTTATAATCCCTGGTTAATATACTTGTTATTAAAATAAAATCCTTTGGGAAAGTTGTCTTTTTTTATGCATATAATATTAGTAAACAAGAGCAAAGTCACTTAATATAGGAGAGACTAAATGAAGAATAGTATGAAAAACCTAATCGTTATTACTACAATGTGTTTAGGATTGTTCGGAATAGTTATGGCTGAAGAAACTACTACATTAGCAGATGTTAATATTAGTGGTGAATTGAGTACTGACTTCACTTTCGGAGATGAAAACACAACTACTTCACCTTATACAGGGTTAAGTTTTAGTGGTGATAGCTGGGTTATTAGTACAAATCTATCAGATGGTAGTGTAAATGTTGAAGAAGCAAAATATAGTTGGAATGTTTCTGATAATGTTTCATTAACATTTGGTAGTCAAGCAGAACCATATGGGTTAGCTTGGGGTCTACATAGACCTTCCAACAATTGGTTTGTATCGTCACCAAGAAATCATAGTATTGTAGATGGTATTGGTGTAAATGCTGATGTTGGATTTGTAGGCGTTGACTTCCTTTATGGGGGAGGACCAGATGATTATTGGACATCTCGTGTGTCTTTTAATGTTGCTGGGCTTGGGATAGATTCTGAAATTGGACTATCGGTAAATAGTAACGAAGCTCAACTTTTAGATGTTTCAGTTAATGGTAGTATTTTTGAAACATCGTTTGAGTATGATTTGTCTGAAGAAGCAGACGGAGCGTATTGGGCTAGAGGTGTTGTAAAACCTTCTAGTTTTCAAGGTGCGTTCCTTCTTGTTGGATATGACTCCAACGAGGAAGTATTATACGGAGTTGGGTATAAATGTAATGATAACTTTAAATTATCAACGGAGTTTTCATCGGAAGACGAAGATGGTAAAGATATAGTTGTTAGAGCAAGTTATTCATTCTAATTAATAAATAAATCGTAGGAGAAATATCATGAATGTAAAAAGTATATTCGCAACAATCGGTGAGGTATTAGGTGGTATTAGTGGTGTTTTAGCATCATTAGTATCTGTTTCAATCTTATCAACTGTAATCTTTGGTTCAGGTTGGTTAGGTATTGATGTTGTAACTAATATCAGTAATCTTGTAGGTTCATTCTTAACAGGTGGAGTTACTGGATTATTAGTACTTATTATATTATTGTCTTTATGGGATAATAAGTAATAAGTGATATAAATCACATATAATAATAAAATGGGTTTAATTGTAAAAAATTAGACCCATTTTACATTTAATTTGAAAGAAACCTAAATATATATTATATTTATAATAAACCAACAGAGGTTAATATAGGAGAAGTTATTATGAGCAAATCAAAAAGTTCTCAAAAAAAGGTTTCACTTTCCGAATTAAATAATCATTCAATAAATAATAAACGACAAGCACTCAAAGATTTGAAGATGTTAAACTTCGATGAACTACAATTTAAAAATCCAGCACAGAAAAGATTCTATAAAACTATATCTGATAAAGATATAACATTTGGAATCGGACCAGCTGGTTGTGGTAAAACATATCTTTCTGTACATAGAGCTTTAAGAGAGTTAGGTGATAAAGATAATCATATAGATGGTATCGTTATCGTTAAACCTCTTGTAGAAGCTGCGGGTGAAAAGATAGGTTATCTACCAGGTGATGTAGAAGAAAAGACAGCACCATTTATGATGTCGTTTTATTACAATATGGAACAGATTATTGGTAAACAAAGATTACAAGTTCTAAAAGAAAGTAATGTCATTCAAGTAATACCATTAGCATTTATGAGAGGTATTACTCTAGCCAATAAATTCGTTATACTCGATGAAGCACAAAATGCTACACCTGAACAAATCAAAATGTTTGTAACAAGAATCGGTGAACATAGTAAATATATAATCACAGGTGACTTGGAACAATCTGATATATCTAAACACAAAAGTGGTTTAGAAGATGCAATCAAAAGATTTGCAGGAGTTCACGGAGTTGGGTTAGCATCATTTAAAGAAAAAGATGTTGTTAGACACTCATTAGTAAGAAGATTACTAAAGAGATACAAACCATCTTTTAATATAATAGATGATGTTTCAGCCGAAAAAACTATCTCAATGTGGATACACGAAGAGGGATTAAATGCACCTGAAGATGGTTCAATCGACAATCATTATTATAAAATGAAAAAAAATTAAAAAAAAGCTTGACTTATATTGTATAAATTAGTTATATTGTTACTATAATTAATATGGAGAATCTATATGATTAAATTACGATATGCGATTCTAGGAAGTATTATTCCTATGTTCGTAGTATTTTATTATTCAAATAATATAATCGATGATTTGTATGATGAAATAAATACTTTAAAAAATAATGGTTATAGTGAATGTTTTGAACTACAGGAGTTTGATGTTACTGTAACTACTTATAATCCAACAAGAAGTCAAACCGATTCAACACCAAATGAATTAGCTGATGGTACAACAATAAAACCCTGGAAAGCGACTCATTATAGATATGTAGCTTTATCAAGAGACTTATTATCTCGATGGGGTGGTCCATTTGAATATGGTGATTATGTTGTAATAGAAGGAACTGATGGTGGTAAATGGGATGGTGTATATCAAGTAAGAGATACGATGAATCCTAAATGGGTTAAAAGAGTAGACATACTCACAACAAATAGTAGATTTAAGTATACAGATGTTAAGATGTATAAGTATATAAAAATTAATGAAAGCATGGTGGATAATTCATAATGAAAAAAATAATAAAAAAAATAAATAAATGGTTAATAACTTTTACTGATTTACTAACAAATGTTTTTGTATTCGCTGTAATATGTGGATTGTTATTTAATGACCCATTTGGAGTTATAAATACAATAAGTACATTAATTAGTAATGTAGGTGAAAAGGGATTAGCTGGATTTATTTCGTTAACAATAATAATCTTAATTTATAGGAGATAGAATGAAAACAATGATGAGTTTGGATGGTACTCAAATAGTTAGAGTATCAGATGAAAAAGCGTCTAGGTTATTTGAAGATGGTTACAGATATGTAGCAAAATCAATCTGGAAAGAAAAGGTTCGTGATGTAAATAAATCAACAGAAGAAAAACCAACTAAAAAAACAAAAACAAATAAAATGTCTAAAGCCCAAAAAAGACATGCACGAAAATCTAAATGATTAAATCACATTATATCGTATTGACGATATTAATATTCTTTTTAAATAACATAATAATATGGTATCAACTAAATGGGCAATTAGTTTGGGGTTTTTGGAAAACTACCAAAGGTATTATTATTATGCTATCAATGGGAATTCCAATTAGTGGTTTATTTTATTTAGGCACTAAAATAGGTTATGAAGGATTTGGTACTTTATGGCCAGTTAGATTATTAGGATTCGCTACATCAATGGTAACCTTTCCAGCTATGACTTGGTTGTATTTGGGTGAAATGGTAACTTTAAAAACAGGAATTTCAATATTATTAGCTATTATTATAATGCTATTGCAACTTATATAAGCAGCGCTGCAGCGCAGCAGCAATTAATAAATAATGAAAAATAATAAAATAATACTTGACTCATATGCAAATTTATTCTTATATTAAACTATGTTAAATAATTTTTTCGATATAAAAGACGATTTTAATTTTGATACAGAGAAACAAAACTTTGTTGATAATCTTGATATGCTGAAATCAATGTCAGTTCAAGAATCTACTTTATATAAAAAATGGCAGGAATTTAATAAAGATGAATATAAGATGAGAACTAAAGCTCATAAGTTTGATATTATCAAATCTAAACTTTGGAAACCAACCGATATCTACAACTATGACTTGACTGTAAAGGAGATTCAATCTCTCGAACCAATTGTTGAGTTTACTAAAGATGCTGAAACTTGGACTATAGTCAGAAAACTAATTCACACAATGGATTGGAATGCTAATCCAGGTAGAAATCAGAAATATTATGTTAAAGATAAGAATACAGGTAAAATACTTGGATTAATATCTTTAGGTTCAGATGTGACAACAATTAAAGTTAGAGATGATTACATTGGTTGGAAGAAAGATGACAAGTTTGTTGAACACAAATTAAATAATACAGCTATCGCTTCTACAATAGTTTGTGTTCAACCACTTGGATTCAATATGTTAGGTGGTAAACTAATCGCAGCTCTTACCACTTGTTCAGATGTCAGGAATCAATGGAAGAAAGATTATGGCGATACATTAGTTGGTGTTACTACAACATCATTGTATGGAGCTCACTCTCAATACAATGGAATCCCACATTGGAAAACACTTGGTGAATCAGCTGGTAAGAAAATGGTTAAAAGAAAATCATCCAGAAGAACATCACAAGGCTGTTACAACAACAGGCCCTAAACAAAATGTTATCAACAGAATATTTAAACATCTTGAAATCAAAGGTAAAGATTATGAACACGGATTCAAACGAGGTGTGTTCTTTGCTAATATGTATGAGAATGGTTTAGAGTATTTAAGAAATGAAATAGAAGATAAAGATTTAGTAATGAAACAAAAATATGTTTTGGATTATGATAGAATTAATTCTTGGTGGAAACCAAAAGCTATCAGAAGATACACAACATTATTTAATGATAATAGAATTAAACCTGAGACATTATTTTATGGTGATGTAGTTGGAATGACTTGGGAACAATGTAAAGAAAAATACCTAAAGGAGGTAGGAAGATAGTGGAATATAGAAAACAAAAAAACAAATATGACCAAGATTTAGAAACATATGTAGAAAGAAAAATAGGATTAGATTTAAGTTTTCAATCTAAAGGTAGATGGTCAGAATCGGATGAAGAGGATTTATTTGTAAGTTTAATGGAAGGTGATGTTATATCACAACATGTTTTAGTAAATTTAGAAAAGGCTTCAGTTAACGCTGAAAAAGAAACATCAAAAAAACTATTTAAAAAACATATGAAAAAAGGTTCAACTGATTTATCAATTGATAGTAATAATAGAAATCAAACATATAAAAAGATTATGAGTGATGAAAGAATGTTAAGACCTGGTACATATTTGGATTTGAATGATAATGAATATATTATAAATGAAAAAACACCATTTAGTAAATTACCTAAACCATTACAAATGGTGATTCGTAACTATCCAATACCCGTAGTAGAGTATACAAAAATTGAAAGACGGGGTTGTAAAAATGTATTTAAAAGAGTTAATAAAGGTGTTAACTTAAATGACCAAGAACAGAGAAATGCTGAGGCTTCAGACATAGCCGAATATGTAAGAAACTATGCTACAAAATATGAAGATACATTTAAAACATTTATGTCAGATAAAAAAATAATGAGGAGAGGAAACGACCAGTTAATCGCTCAATGTGTTTATTTAGAGGCTATAGGAAATGAAACTAACCCATCAAACGCTCCACTAAATCAGATGTATAATCCAGATGACGCTCGTGGAGTTGTGTTAACTAAATCTTGGAATAACACAGAAAAAATATTAAATAAAATTATGAAAATGATTAAAGATAATAAGTCACAGATAGAAGACAACTTTAAAGGTGTATCTTGGTTTATTGATTTATATAATTTTATATCTTATTTATCAAAAAATAATTTTAGAATTGATAATAATAATGAATTATTTATTTGGTTTACGGATTCTCAAGTTGATAGAATAGGTAGTACTGAAGTTCTTTATGAGTGGATTACTAAACCTAAAGGTAAAAAACCATATACAATTAAAGAAACATTTCAATCTATGAGTGGTTCACAAAAAGATTTTTGTTTAATAAATAGAAATGAAAAAATTTTATATGATTTTTATAATACTTCAAACCTAATTGGAAATGGTATAGTATTTCAAATACCATCTGATGATTATTTTACTTATCAAGATAAATTAGAATTATGGAAAAGACAAGATGGTTTCGCGTATTGTCCAAAAACAAATAAACCTACAGATGTAAAAATACCAAAGGTTGAATTATTTAATTTTAAAAAATGGCAGGCTGATGCTATTATTCCAAGAGGAAGAAGTGGATACCATACTCTTGATAATGGACAATTAACAAGTGCATCAGACAACCAATCAGCGGGGTTAAAATAATGAATATATTAAACTTTACAAATGATATTGAAATGGATAAAGAATATAAATATAAAATTCTTGTATATCCAAATATTACATATCAGAAAGATTTAGAAAAAGATTCTTATGTTATTGTTCTCGGTAATATAATAAGAGAGTTAAATAAGATTCGAGATGATATTCATTGGACTATATTATCGCCTGGTGGTGAAATAGGTAGTTTATCTTTCGAGAATACAAACCAACTTCCGATAGAATTTCCACCATACCCAAACGCTATGAGGTTACATTTTAATCAAAAACAAATTATAAAACAAATTGATTTTAGAAAAAATGATTTTGATATTGTGTACTCTCATTTACCTGAACATACTTTACAATTAAAAAATTTATTTTTAAATGAAACAAATATAGAACCAAAATTTATTGGTTATACTCATTGGACAGAATTTCCAGAAATAACAAATTATGCAATGACAGTAATGGATATAAATTTTTTAGGTTTATTAGAAATGGAAAAATGTGGTATTAATACACAAGGACAGAAAGATTTGATACTAAAAAATGCTAAAACTAATTTTAATGATAATGTTGTAAATAGATTAGATAATATTTTAGAACCACAATATCTTGGTTGGGAAATTCCAAAATATGAAAAACAAACAACTGATAAAAAAATAATTGTCTTTAATCACAGACCACATAAGTATAAAAACTACGATTGGTTTTTAAAACAAATGGATAAAATATGGGAGTATAGACAAGACTTTGAAGTGTGGGTGCCACTAACTGATTCAGTTACAAAACCATATATGACAAATGATAAATATGATAGAGTTGGATACTTCTCTAAACTATCAAGTTGTTGTGTTGGTGTTTGTGCTAAACAGCGTTACGCTGGTTGGGCTGTATCTGCGACTGATGGTATGAGTGTTGGTGTCCCTTATTTATTTTATGATGACGGATACTATAGAGAACTAGCAGGTGATGCTGGAATATATTATAAAGAAGAAAAGTTTGAAGAAACTATAAATGAAATATTAGATAATCCCACAATAAGAGACAAGTGGTCTGATAAATCATTAAAAAGATTTGATAATGGAAAATGGGAAAATGCTATTAAACCATTTAACAAAATGATAAATGAGACAATTGACAATCTACCAACTTTAAAAAGTGATACGGATACATATAAAAAAGTTGTTGACTTTATCCATAAAAAAGGTTCTGTATCTAAAGCTGACATTCTTAACTTTCTAAATTGGGGTGTAAGAATATCATTTAGTGGGTATAGAAATAGATTAAGAAAAGAACCAACAATAAAATTTACAAAAAATAGGTATGAGGTAAAATGAAAAAATTAACAGCAGAACAAATACAAATGAATTGGGAAACACTAATGGATATTATTAACAAACACATTAGTGAAGATAGAAAAGAAAATCTTATAAAGATGTATGATGACTTCAAAGATAGAATGATGTTTGCACCAGCGAGTGCTAAGGCAGCATTTCACAATGCGATGCCAGGTGGATATGTTGAACACATTCTTCACATTGTAAATCATTCACTTCAATTAAAAGAGTTGTGGGAAAAGAATGGAGCAATGATTAACTTTACAGATGAAGAGTTAGTGTTTGCAGCTTTACATCACGACTTGGGTAAGGTTGGAGATTTAGAACACGATTACTATGTTCCACAAGATTCAGATTGGCATAGAAAAAATCGTGGTGAGATTTATAAACACAATCCACAACTTCAGTATATGAAAGTACCTGATAGAGGGTTGTGGTTACTTCAACACTATGGTGTCAAGGTTACGGATAAAGAATATATTGGAATTAAATTAACAGATGGTTTGTATGATGATGCTAATACAGCTTATTTAAAGTCATACAATCCTGATTACAATCTTCGTTCCAATATGGCTTACATCTTACACCAAGCTGATATGATGGCGACTCATATTGAGTTCGACCAATGGAACAGAAGTGATGAGGTTGAAGAACCAATAAATACAAAAGTTCCAAAAACAAAAAATGAACAGAAACAAGTAGACAACTTGAAATCAAAATTTGATGAGTTGTTTAATTAGGAGATATTATGTGGATAGGTTTAACAATATTATTTTTCTTAATTAGTATCTTTACATCTTTATTGGTGTATTACTCTTTACGAAGAATAACACAATATGAAGAATTGATTTTAGAAATTCAACAAGTGATTAAATTCTCAACAGATAAAATGAAACTTGTTGACGCTAAAGGACATTATGAATCAGATGATGAGACTGGTTTTTTCTTTGAACAATTAAAACAAATACAATTATCTCTTGATGGGATATTTGAAGAGGAGACAACAAATGCCAAAAAAGAAAACTAATGATATAAAGGCTGAAATTAAAAAAATAACAAAAAAGAAAAAACGTAAAGTTTATTTTGGACAAGAGGTTCAGAACGCAGTTGTAGAATATAATTCATCAACAAGTGATGAAGAAAGAAATCAAATTTATGGTAAAAGGATACACGCTGCTTTTGATAAATTGGCTGAAAACATAATCAACACTTTTAAATTTACTTATTTTGATTATGGGTTTGAAGATATAAAACATGAGGTTGTTGCATTTATGGTAATGAATATGCATAAATATGACCATACAAAAGGTTCAAAAGCATTTAGTTATTTTTCAGTTGTTGCTAAAAATTATTTAATTCTTCATAATAATAACAACTATAAAAAAATGAAAAGTCACGATGGTATGGATGTTTTGGATAGACATAGAAGTATTGATATTAGTAATCAATCTGATATAATAACATTAACGAATGAAATAATTGAATATTTCGATTCTAATATGAATACTATATTTAAAAAAGATAGAGATTTAAGAATAGGATATGCTATTATTGATTTGATGAAACAACGAGAAGATATAGAGAACTTTAATAAAAAAGCATTATATATCTTGATAAGAGAAATGACTGATGTAGAAACAGCTCACATAACATCAGTTGTCAATACCTTAAAAAAACATTATAAAAAACTACTTAATACTTACCACAAAAATGGTACAATTATACATAATTTTTCAGGTTCATTCTTTTAAATAATCAACCCTCTTAAATGAGGGTTTTTTATTTCAATCAATTTCTTACAAATTTTATATTTATATATGAATAACTACATCTAATGAGGAGATGTTATGTCAGAAAAAAAAGAAATATTCGAAGGTAAAACCTTTCAAGATTTAACAAAAGATATTTATGAAAACACTACAAAACGTAAAACTCAAATCGATTTGTTAATATCAGAAATACACGGATTCATTACAACCATTGATGATGTGGTATTGGTTGCACCTATTATAAAAGAATATATGGATACAGCTGTTCGTAATGATGAACATCTGGTTAAATTGGCTGGTGTACTACAAAGAATTATTTCTAAATCACAAGGTGAATCAGATGAATCAATGTTGTTAAGTGATGAGGAAAAGGCAGAATTAATGGGAACACTTCAAGATACAGTTGATGATTTACAAAAAGAAAGTCATCGTCTTGAATCCATAAAAGATAAAACAATTCAAAAAGGATTTTCGGAGAGTTAAATGGGTTCAACATTTACAACATTTTCAGGACAGAAAGTAAAAGGATTTGCTGGTAAAGAATATTCTGTGCCTGTATATTTACAATTTGTTCCTGGTTATTGTGTAGAGGTAGTGCACTCTGTGGAGTCAGTTGGTTATAAGGGTGACCAAACCATAAATTCCATTTATGCTGTATCACATATTCAAAACACTACTGGAAAAAGACGACAACAATCTTATAGTGAGGATAATAGATATTTTCCTTTACTGAGAAATCACGGGGATGTTCCAACAAAAGGTGACCCAGTTCTACTTTGTACCATTGGTAAAATAAATTATTATTTAGGGCCTTTAAATACAATAAATAATAGTCCTACTTGGAATGATGATTTTAATTATAAAAAAGAATTGACTATGAGTAATTCTGATAACTCTACAAATACACCAAGAGGTTTGAGGGGTGAAAGTCTCAATTTTAACAAAGAAGTTTTATATAGTAGATTACAAAAAATTAGAAAAGAAAATTTAGATTATGGAACATCTTTTAATGAGGTTACAGGTGATTATTTAATTGAAGGTCGTCACGGTAATAGTGTTCGTGTTGGTAGTAGGAGTAACAATCCCTATATTTTTATTTCAAATGAAAGAGGCGTTTTTAATAAATTTGAAACTTTATCAGATGGTAGTTTGATTAGTATAACTTCTAACGGAACATTAGCAGAACATTTTCCAAGTTATGTTGATATTATTGACAAGGAAGAAAAGTTTGGATTTACATTATCATCTGATGGTGTTGAAGATAATACTTATCCAATTGGTGATATTCAATCTGATTTAAATAACAAGGCTGATATTCAAGAAACTATTTATGGTTATACTGGAAATCAGATGTTGTTAAATTCTGATAGAATAATAATAAATTCAAAACTTGATGATATTTTTGTATCATCAATAAAAGATATTCATATTGGTAGTGGTAGACATTTATCAATAAGTGCACCAAAAAGTTTAAATATTCTATCTGATAATGTTAACATTGGTAACAAAGAAAGAGCATCAGAGATGCAACCAATGGTTTTAGGTGATATGTTAAAAGAGGTATTGAATGACATAGTGAATTTAGTTCCATCGATTGTAATAACAACTCAGTTAGGACCACAATCACCAATGCCACAAATAAATGCAGACATACAAAAAATTACAAATAAAATAGAAAGTATTACAAGCACTAAACATAATATAGAAGGTAACTAAAAGAGGTAATTATGAAAAAGAAAAAACCAAATATAAAAACTATAATCAGACAAATTGTTAGAGAAGAAGTTGCGATGGCTATCAATGAGGTGATAACTGAATTGAAACAACCAACTCAATCTAAACCAAAACCTAAAAAAATAGTTGAGAAAAAATCATTTACAGCTAATTCAGTATTAAATGATGTCTTGAATGAAACAGCTCAAGATGGTGATTGGAAAACATTAGGTGGTGGAGAGTTCACTACTGATAGAATGAATGAATTGGTTGGTGGACAATATGGTGATATGATGAATCAACAACCACAAGTTGTTCCATCAAGTGACCCAATGAGTCAATTTTTAAATAAAGATTATAGTGAAGTATTGGAAAAGTCAATAGAAAAATCTAACAAAAAATACGGAAGATAATAATGGGATTAAAAGACGACTTAATTGCAGCTAAAGAAAAAGCAGCTAGAGATGTGGGAATAACAAAACCACTCGATACATCCAATGGTTCTTTCATTGAGAGAGAGGCTGAATACACTAAAGAAGCTATAGTTAATTTTTTAACAGAATGTGAATTTAGGATTACTCAATTAAACGCACCCGTTATTGTAGAAAAATTTAAAATACCAGAACAATTAGTAAATGTCGAATTAGAAACATTACTTGGTGAGTATGGGCCTATATTAAAAACTTTAAAAAAAATAGGTGACCCTCTTGGACTTGGAGCAACTATTGATGCCTTAGAGGGTGAGATTGAAAAGGCTGTAACTCCATTATTACAAGGTGGTTCAATATTACCACCTTTAGATTTAGGTAAAGATGATGGTGGATTAGAATCCACTGGTTATGTATTTATTGGAAATCCACCTGATTCGGAAGATGATTTTGATGTGGAGGATGAAGATGGACAAAGGGAATTTACAACTGTAAAATTAATTAGAGAAGATATTGAGGACTTATTATAATGGCTATTAAAGATACATCAAGAAAACCTTATGTTGAAGATAATGATACTAATATAAAAGTTGGTATTGATTTACCAATTCGTAGAGGTGATGACTTAGATGGATTTTTTGCATCAACTTCAACCACCATTGAAGCTGTTAAAAACAATATAAGAAATTTATTACAAACTGAAGAAGGTGAAAGATTTTTTCAACCAAATTTAGGAATAGGTTTAAGGACACTTTTATTTGAACACATAAAAGAAGAAAATTTACTTGGTATACAAAATGCTATATTAGACAAGTTTGACTTCTGGTTACCTTTTGTTGAGATAAGAGATATACAAGTTTTAAGTAGAGAAGACTCTGATGACATAGGAGCAAATGAAATTAGAATAAAAATAGATTTTAACATTAAACAAGACCCGAACACTTTAGATTCTATTATTTTAGATTTTAGTGGTGGTGATGCATCAGCTACAGAATCTACTGGTGGTACAACTAGTGGTGGTACAACTGGTGGTGGATATTAATATGGAGATAAAACATGCCAACATATGGTAAAGACAATTTTAAAGAATCAAATGTAAATTATTTAAACAAAGATTTTGGAGCATTAAAAACATCTTTGATGAATTATGCTAAATCTTATTTTCCAAATACCTATCGTGATTTTAATGAAACATCACCTGGTATGATGTTGTTGGAAATGAATGCCTATGTTGGTGATGTGTTATCATTTTATATCGACCAACAATATAAAGAAATGTTATTACCTTTAGCGGAGGAAAGAAAAAATATAATCACTATGGCTAAAATGTTTGGATACAAAGTTAAACCAATTGTCCCAGCATTTGTTGATTTAACTTTCACATCAGAGGTAAATGCTTCAAGTGGTGATGTTACAAAAGTAGATTATTCAGACGCAGGAACATTTGACGCTGGTATTGAAATAGCTTCTGATACAAATTCGGATATTATTTTTACAACATTAGAACCAATTGATTTTAGAATTACAGGTTCTAATGATGGAAACACGATTGGTTCATCTGCTGCTAGTGGTTTAGCTTCAACTTATACATTATCAAGAACTGTAAAAGCTGTAAGTGCCACTCAGAAAACAATCACATTTCAAGTTGGTATACCTGAAAAATTTAAAACACTTACCATACCTGATACTAATGTGATTGATATTGTTTCTTGTGTGGATTCAAATGGTAGTAATTGGTATGAGGTTGACTTTTTAGCTCAAGATAAAGTTCCTATTTCAACTCACTATACTGATGATGTAAATAGAGATTCAGCATACTCAACTGAAACAGGTGCTATAGAATCATCAGCTGCTATTCCATATTCACTAACTTATCTAACAACAACAAAAAGATTTACTCGTGAAACGAATGTAGATAACACCACTTCATTGGTGTTTGGTAATGGTGTATTAAAAAATGGACAAGTTGTTGATGAGGGTTTTATAGATACGGAACAAATTGGAATTATAATTCCAGGTCAAACTAATGATTTAAATTCATCGATAGACCCATTGTTAGGTGATGAGTATTCAACACTTGGTGAGACACCAAACAATACAACCCTTACAGTAACATATCGTGTGGGTGGTGGAGTTAATTCAAATATTCCAAGTGCTGACATATCAACTACACCATCAATAACTGCACAAAGTGGTAATACTTCAGCTACTTTAACAAGTGTTACAAACAATCGTCCAGCTCGTGGTGGTAGAAATGAAGAGGATACTTTAGAAATAAAAGAAAAAGCTAAGGCTTTCTTCACAACACAAAACAGATGTGTTACAAAAGAAGACTATGAAGCTAGAGTGATGAACATACCAAGTAAGTTTGGTAATATTGCAAAAGTATATGTTGCGAGACTTCAGTTGGGACAAGCAACAGACCAAATTGAAGTATTGATTAAACAACAACTTAATGATATACAAAGTAATATAAGCTCTCAACTTGAACAAGTAGTTTCTAACTTACCAGGTCAAAACTTAACAGAAATAGCTGCGGGAATATCAGATGTAAATCAAAGTTTATTCTCTCAAATGTCTAACATAGAAATTACAGCAGAAAGTTTAGAGTTATTGTCAACTATTAACATTTACATACTTGGATATAATAACAGAAAACAATTAGTAGGAAATCCAAACACTAATTCAACTGGAACTAATGATAATTTACCATTAACTTTGATGACAAACATAAAAAAATATTTAGAAAATTTTAAATTGTTAACAGATACCATTACATTAAATGATGGTTACATTGTAAACTTTGGTGTTATTTTTGATGTCATCGCTGAAAAATATGCTAATAAACAAGAAGTTAAATTAAAATGTATTCAAAAAATTAAAGACTATTTTAGGATTGAAAAAATGCAATTTAATCAACCTATTTTTAAAAGTGATTTAGAATATGAACTTATGGGTGTAGAGGGTGTTAGGTCAATTGGACATGTAACCATTACCCAAAAAGATGATTACAATTCTGATATAGCAGACGCTAATTTAAAAGATTCAACTTACACTTATTCATTTAGTACAGCTGGTACAGGTGCTGACATAGATGGTGATGGTGTGAGTGATGGTAGTTTTGTAGTAGCGTCTGGTGGTACAACTGGATATGGGTATAAATATAATTTTCAGAATGCACTATCAGATGACGGTACAATTATAGTTCCACCACTAATATCAACACCAACGGTTTTTGAATTAAAGAATCCAAATACAAACATACAAGGGAGAGTTAGATAATGCATCATTTTATTTTTCCATCACAAGACACTTGGATTTCAAGTGGTTCAAGTAAGATAGATGGTACTTCTTTTAAAGACCAAAACTTTGGGAGAGACCAGATACTTGAAGTCAAAAAAGAATTTTATAATACCGCTTTTGACCATCCAACGAGAGCGTTGGTCAACTTTAGTGGAACTGAGTTTACTGAACTATCTAAATCACTTGCTGATGGGACTATATCTCCACTTAGAACTCCCAATGCTGCGAGTGGTACTAAAGTTTATTTAAGACTTTATGAAGCTGAAGGTAACGCTGAATTGTCTGAAGAATATACATTACATGTTCAACCAATATCACAATCTTGGACTGAGGGTACTGGTAAGTTTGGTGATAGACCAAAAAACACTAATGGCTGTAGTTGGAAAAACCGTAGTAATCCAATTGGTGGTAATGTAGTGACTTGGGATACACCTGGTGTTTCAGTATTAAGTGTTAGTTCATCAACACAAACATTTACAAACCAATCACCTGATGTTAATGTGGATGTGACAGATATGTTTCGTATGTGGTATAACGGACAAGAGGAAAACTATGGAATGTTAATTAGATTTAGTGGGAGTCAAGAAACTGATGAAACAACATTTGGACACTTAAAATTTTTCTCAAGAAACACACATACAATTTATTCACCACAATTAGAAGTTCGTTGGGATGATTCTTCATTCGTTACAGGCTCTTTAAACGAATTAACAATGAGTGGATTAGCTGATAACTTTTTATATATGAAAGGTTTAAGAGAAGAATATAAAGTTGGTGAACGAGTTAAGTTCAGAGTTGGTGCTAGAAAAAGATACATACAAAAATCTTTTACTACATCAGTTCAAACCATAACTGGTTCATATGTGACTAATACCAGTGGTTCATATGCGATTAAAGATGTTGCTACTGATGAGTTCATTGTTCCATTTGAAGATATTACAGGAACAAGTTATACAAAACTTAGTTGTGATAGTGATTCAAATTATTTTATTCAATACTTGGATGGATTCTATCCTGATAGAGTTTATAAAATATTATTAAAATTAAAATACGATGATGGACAAGAACAAGTGTTTGATGATGATTTTGAATTTGTAGTGAAAAGGAAATAGGTTATGGGTAATGAAAATTTAGAAAGATTATTAGATTTAATAGCTGAAGCTTTAATAGAAAGTCCAATAATTAATTCATTGGATGTTGAAAATTCACAAAAGTTTATTCGTAATGGACATTTGAAAACTGGACAAGGTGAGGGTGTTTTAGCTCTTTTTCAAAAAGATATAAAAGCTAATGAGGAAGATTTAAATACTTCAATAGAAGTTCAAGGGGATGAGAACACAAGTGTACAACAAAGTTTACAAGAAATAGCTGACAATATTAATTTTTCATTAACATCAATTGTAGTTACTGAAGGTGCAAATAATAGTGTAAGTATATCACTATCAGGTGGAGAAGCTCCTTATAATGGACTTAATATTACAAATTTAGTTTTTGATGGTAGTGTTAATAATCAATTAAATGTAAGTCAATTTATTCCAATAACAAAACAACAAAGTGTTGTCAATGTGCGTAAAGCAGAGGAATTTCTTGATACAAATATATTTGAATTACTACCATCAGGTGATACAAGACAATCAAGAATTACAAGATTTTTTCAAGAATTAAATGCATTACTTCCTCCACAAACACCTGAATTTGAAACTCCTGTTCAAAGAAATCAAGCTGGTGATTGGATTGGTTCTGAACAATACAGTTTAGATAATAGTATTTCAGATGCTCAACAAAATGGTAATTCGAATATTGATGAAGAGGAAGCTTTCATTCATAGATTATCAGACACTGCAAATGACACAAATAAATTAAGAACCATTGAAGAAATTTATAATAGAGTAGTTCCATATTTAACAGATATATTAGAAGACCCTATTATACCACAAGATGATAGAGAGGAATATAGAAATCAATCTAGTGGATATTTAAAGTTTAGAAATCTAAATCAAGGTATTATTATTAGAAACACAAATCAAGATTTTATTGAGGGATTAAATCCTGATACAAGAAATTATTTACAAACAGGTTTTACCATTACAATGTGGGTTAGATTTTTGGATAAAGTTTCAAATGGAACTTTATTTAATTTTGGAAATCCATTAAGAGGTGATGGTGATGATACATCTTTTGGTTTTCGATTAGAAACTTATGTTATAAATGGTGATGAAAATCCCGTTAAATCAAGTTATGGTGGACAAACAGAAGGTGAGTATTTATCTGGATTTGGTTCGAGTGGACAAACTTGGAAAGAGATATTTCAAGATGGTTCTTTTGAAGGTAATTTATTTCAAGATGGGAATAGACAAGTACCAAACGAAGGATTTTTTAGTACATCTAATACTGAAAGGTTTGTTAGATTAGTTGTTAATGAAGGTACGGGAATAAATAAAATTAGAGGTTCTCATATGGGAATGCCATTTATGGCTAGAAGAAGAGGTTTACCTGAGTTTGGTATGTTTGATTATTTAACAGATACTGGTACACCACCATATGACCACGCTTATGGATTGATGACAAATACGAGAATACCTGAAGACTTTAATGAATGGTATTTCATATGTGCTTCATATGACCCAACAATTCAAGAAAATGATTTATCAGATGTTGATTATGCATATAATAAAAATTATTGGTTAAATCATATTGACCCATATACCACACCACCATCATTTGTAAACAAATCAAATTACGGAAATAGATGTAAAGTAGAAATTATATCACGAACTGATTTATTAACAGCTCGTGGTTTTAAGGTATAAACTATGGCCTTATTAGGAACAACAACAATACAATACTCAAGCACCCATTACGGCAGTATTTATGGATTTAAACCTGGTGAAGATGATGGACAAAATAATTCTATTTTATATCTTAGTGACCAAGATAGGCACAGAGATTTTGTAGACTACTCATTTCTTGATACTGATTCTTCTAGAAGAAATTCAAACAATCAATCTATAGGACATTATATTAATATAGAAAATGAGTGGATGAAAATTACGAATGTTACTTCTCATAAACCACCTCCATATTGGTTTCAACCTCAGTACACTCGTTGGTTTTTACAAAGAGATATTTTTAATCAAATACAATCTGCTAATTATGTTGGTTATGAAGAGGGAACAGAAGTAAGATTTTATGATGAACTTCCTGAAGATGTTCAAGAATTTTATGCACAACAAGATATTGATGAAAGAATTATTGCAGAAAGAGCTTTGGTTTTTAAATCTGAGGAAGAATCAAATAATTTTGGTGTAGATGGTTATACTGTTGAACAAACATTATTGAATCCATTCGACCCATATAGTGGAATGGACATTAATTTAAATACCTTTCAAAATACTAATCAAGGACTTACAAACTCTAATCAAGATGGTAGAATTGAATTAGGAATGTTTTCATTTGATGATGATAATTTAGCTGCTGATAATTTTCCTAATATTTTAGGACCACCATTCGTAGGAATAACTAAAACAAATTTAGTTAGTAATGGTGATTGTAAATTTGTAGAACGAAACTTAACAACATATGGTGCAATTCCAATCGCTATTCAACCAGAGGGTGATTGGAGATTTTTATCTTTGTATGAAATAGATGATGAAAATTTTATAAACAACTATAATGAACCTGATGGTCAGAACTTTCAAGGTTATGGTGGTAGATATAATTATGTTCCTTTATCATTAGAATTATATGATACTGCTGGGATTCAATACTGGTCAACAGTAGATGACTCTGCTGGACTTCAATCAGTACAGAATTTTTTTTATAGAAATGATTTTTCAGGACAAGATTTTTCCCAAAATATAATTAATACCAACATAGATGATTTAAGTTCACTTAGACTAGCTAATACATATGCAGAGACTACTTCTGACCCATTTGATAGACCACACATCGCTATGTGGATGATAACACCAGAAGCATATTCAAATGATAGGTGTTTGTGTTTTTTAAATTTTCAAATTTGGAATAGAGATAAAGTATTTGAATACACTAGTACGGTGTTAGGAAAGTATCCTTTTAATTATTTATTACAAAATTCACTTCATACAGAAGGACAAATAAATGACCCACAAAATATAACTCCAGCTGGTGCAATAGAAGATAATCAATATAGAGTATTAAATCAATTTCAAAAAATTTATGATAAATTTAATGATAGTCCTATCAACCCATATAGTTCACTAAAAATAAGATTTAAAATGAAAACCACACATTGTTTACCACCAGGTAATTCAATTGGTGATGCGAGTGACGAATCATTGTTTTTACTAAATCCATTAGACGAAAGTTTAGGATACGCACCTGAGATAGAAGTTGGTGTTTTACAATCACAATTTGAAGAAGCACCAAAAGCTGGTGTCAATGGTATAGGTGACGGACAACATTTTGGAGAGGAGAGATTTAAATCACCTGGAAGTTTTAATTCTGAAAGGTATCCAAATGGTGGTAGTTTTTTAGAAAAAAAAGATTCAAGATTTGGTGGAATGAGTAGATTTAAAAATTCTATAATAAATGAGTGGGAAACATTTGAATTTAATTTTAATTTAAGAGATGAACATAATAATAGAGGACGAATTTATGGAGTCCCATACGGTGGTGTGTTTGATGATGAATTTAATGGAGGACCTGTAGAAATAATGTTAAATCATTATTCTGATACTAATGGTATTCCAACTCCGAATGTAGGTGAAATTTATTTTAAAGTTCCTAATTATCAAGATGAAGATTTAAGGATGGATGGTTTCTATATGAGAGCTCCAAATGGTTTACAAGTTTATTTTGAACATGGTGTTCCTCCAATTGAAAGTTATCAGTCAGTAGTAAGTGCTTTAGGTGACACTGCGGGTAATACAAACACATATACTGGACTTCAACCAGATGGTAAATTTTTAGAAGCTTATCTAATGTATATTGGTAATATGAATTTATCAATGCAAGATTCATTACCATATGGTGGTTCACTTGTAGAACCTCAAACTGATATGGTAGTAGCGTATTGGGATGGGGAAAAATGGAGTTATGATAATAATCAAGGATACAGCACGAGTAGATATTTTACACCAAATGATGAGTGTTTTATTTTAGCAAGGTTATATCGAAGTCCTGAAGCCGAAGATGATGGTATAAGTGGAATGGACCAATATATTAGTAATGAATCACAATTTCCAACAACAGGTGTTGGTAATTTATTTTTATTTTTACAATCAGGAAATAATTTTCAAGGTAGGGTATTGATTGATGATATTGAATGTTATGAATCTTACGAGTTCGTGCCTGAGGTTGATGTTAGAAAAAAGAAATCAGTTGGTAATTATGGTACTGCTGATTTGACAAAATATTATGATAAAGATATAGAACCAGAAGAGTATAAAGATTCACAAGCACCATTGGAAGCTCAATTTTATTTTTACCCACAATATCCAACCGATGAAACATTTGTGGAAAGACTACCAGTTTATCAAGATTTTAAAATGGGAAGATTTTATATTTATGATATAAATTGGGGTGATGGTAAACCAAATGACTTTACAGCTGAACCTAAACAAATAGATGAAGACACTGCGTTATATCATACATATGAATCCAATGGTGTGTTTGAAGTTACTGGAACAATGATACGAGTAAAAACAAATGAAGATGATGAAATACAAGGTATCGCATACAATAAAAAATTTAAATTAAGAATAAATATAAATCCAGGAAAAGATGAAGATTTTCAATATTTTGGTTCAGATGGTTTTTCTTTCATACCTTATAAAAATACAACTCCAATCATTGGTGGAATTTCAAATCAAAGTAATTATTATAAAATAATAAAAAGACAACTTGGTTTTCTTGAAAATGAAAAAATTGAAATAGAATTTAAAAATCAAAGTGATAAATTAAAAACAGAATTAGCATTAATAAAAATGGAAAATCAAAATGAATCTGATTTAGAGGTGTTACCAAATTATACAACTTCAAGAACTGATGAAAATAATAATCTTATATATAAGGGTATAACACCAATTAGAGAGGAATTGGGTAAATCACTTGGTGATGCAGATTTAACAAGTGTAAAATTTTATAATAATCCAAAATCAATTTGGGAATTGTTTGGGTTTAATGATAGAGATAGTGATATAAATTTGGTTACGAGAGATGGTGAATTTATAAATAGAAGAACAGGAGAATTAGTACCAGATGGTACTTTATATCATATTCATCCTGATAATGGCCCAATGGAGGGTGGTGAACACAACCCAAATATTCAAGGTGGAACAGCAGGACACGATTTTTTTGACAACACTATAGCTAATCCAAATAATAGAAGATATTGGAAAAATATTATTCCAAAAAATTATTCCGTATTCAATAGAGATGGATTGGGAAGTCAAATTAGTATTAGTATGGCGGGTAGAAAAGATGGAGTAAATGGCACACCACCACATTATAATATAATAGTTAATGGTGTAAAGCTTTTTGAAGGATTTATAGATAACCCTAGTAATAATGCGATTGGAGATTTTAAAGATTATAGATTTTCTATTCCAATTAATTTTGAATTAGATTTTCAAGAAATAGTAGTTAATTTTGATAACAGTAAGAACCCACCAATTATTACTGGACAGAGAAGATTATATGTAACCTCAATGACCACAAATGATGTCATTATAGATGGGATGATAAATCCAAATGAATTAGTAGCTGATGAATTTAGTGTGGTTTATGAATCTGATGAATTAAATGAATTTTTAAGTAACAATCCAAATCAAACTACTTTTGATTATGACACTGGTTTAACTGATACTGGTTTTATGCCTTTTGATGGTAATATGATTTTTAAAATTCCAACAAGTTATTTTAGAAGTGGTATAGATGTTTTTACTGAACAAGATTGGTTAGATTCTAATGGTGATGGGTTACCTGATTATTATTATCCTGTATTACCAAAATATGGTGTAGATGGTAGATTTATTGATGATGAAGATAATTTACCTAAAATTAATAATTTTGCTAAAATACCATTTCCAAAACAAGGAGTCATAACAGAAGAGAATTTATCAGAAAGAGGTTTAGTTCTTAACATAATTAATGAAAAATTAGATGTTGATATTTTTAATGATAAGAGTGGTAATAAAAATTATGCATTTTCAATAGAAGATTTTAATCCTGAATTTGATGACGAAACATTAAGAGTTAAAAAAGTGAAAAAAAGAAGCATATTTAAAGTATCTAAAACTAATGGGGCGTTTTAATGGCTGAACAGAAAAAAATAATATTTGATAAACCTAAAGTTGGTGATGTAAGTCAATATAATTTTGATGAAAATACAGACAATTTTAATTACAATAATTCTACAAGTTTACCTCAAAATAATGATAAGTTTCAAAACAAAGATTTATTCACTAAATGTGTGGGTGATGAAGTTAATGAAGCAATTATTGAAAGAAATCTTAAATTTCAAGGTGACCCTTATGTTAAAATTGAAAATTTATACATTTCAAATGCGGGTGTTGATGGTACGGTAAAAAGTAATCACGTTGCTGGTTGGATATTTTCTCAAGAAGCTTATGGTGGTGACCCAACAAAAGACGGATATTCCACTGTAAAAAGTAAAATGAGAGATGAATGGAAATTTTATTCACAAGGATTTGGTAGTAGGAATGAGGGAACAGATATTGGAAATATTACTGAAGTAGAGAATACTCCAATCATATCAAATTTTGGAGTAGATTCTCCTCAAGTTACGATACCTGATTTTGAAGGAATGACAATGGAATTAGAAGACATACCTGAAGCATTTAAACTTTCTCCTATTCCTGAAGTATCATTGTTAACCAGCATATTTAATCAAAATCAATACAATCCTATTTACATTGTTATTTATATGAGAGGACATAAAAAAGTAGCTTGGCCTGTTAACACAGATGAGAGAAAAAGAAGATATGATATTTTTAAAATAACTAATGATGTTCTTTTTGAAAAAGTTGGTGATAATTTTGTAGGTTTAACTTATTCAACTAATTTTACAGGTGCAACAAAATCAAAAACAGGTGAGGGTGGTGGAGGAGCTCAAGCACCTGCTTGGAAAGTAACATCACTTAAATTATCTATAAACACATCAGCTGGTGTAGAAAATAACTTTTCTGGTGTTTCAAACTATCAAGAATTTATACCATTAGTTTTACCGAGAAGTAAAGTAAATCCAAATAGTTTTAATAGTATTGAATGGTTAGGTGCTGTAGACCCAAAAATTCAACTTGATAATACACAAGAAGCTGATTATCCAAATACAAACGCTGGTAGAGGTGAGTATAGACATCCTGATTTTATACCTTTTACAACATTTGGATTTAGTCAAAACAATTCTTTAGGAGAGACTTATGTTGATTTACAAAGTTATTATGATAATTTTGATTTATTATTGAAATCATCTGCTCCATTAAATGTTACTTTTAATATTGATGTTAAAGGAATAGAGGGAGAGGATTTATTACATTATCAGTCTTATGATTATTTAGACCTTTTTGATGGTGAGGACGACCCATCTGATTTTCCTATTGGTGCTGTAGGTGACCAATTATTCTACTATTTTGTAATTGATTGGGATGATACAGAGGATAAATTTAAAACTATTCAAGATTGGTTGGATTCAAAACCAGAAAATAATTTTGATTACTTAGAAAAACAAAATCAAAATTTATATAAAGTAAGAAGAATAAATTATACACAAGGTACTAACAATGGTTTATTGTCAAATGTATACACATCTCCTGGAATTAAAAATATTAAATACATAATGTTTAGTGTGTTTGATGGTAATGGTTTTAATAATTACTCTCCTGACTTTGAAGTGGGAAGATGGAAACTTTGTACATCAAGAATTTATTTAGATATACCACCAAACCAATATCCTGATTTTTCTGATTTAGATGAAGGTGATTATTCAACACTACCTTGGCCTTATACAACAGCTGTTATTGGTGGTGTGAATAATAATTCAAAATATAAAACAAGTATACAAAATACATTAGGTGGTGGTAGAATAGGTGAGTTTGATATAATTGATGAAAAATTATTAGTTAATGCTTTAGATAATGATGAAATAGGAGAAGGTATAGAATTGATGGATTTAGAACAATGTAGATATTTTAACAGAAGCTATGATATGACAGAGTTACTAGGAATACAAATAACTACAGATGGAAGTGATTTTTATCCACATACACTAAGTTCTTATTATAATGGTATTGTAAATAAATTTCCAATGGAAAGTTCAGTTGGACAGATATTTATAGGTGATAACTCAGATTTAGATTTAAAACAAAGTTGTAAGTTAGAACTAAATACTGGTGAGTTAACTGGTAAATCTATTTTGGATACAAGTGGTAATTCAAATAAAGGATTGTTAATAGGTGATTATAAAGTTAAAAAAGTTAAAAAAGGTCAATCTATGAGAAGAGATTCATTCGTTAGAGTTCCGAAAAAAAATAGTAATACAAATGGAGCATTGTAATGCCAGATTTTGAATTTGAATTTAGTCAACAAGATAAAGACTTAGTTGTTACCCAAACAAGTGGTGATTTTGGTGGGACAGACTATATTCGTTTAACAATTTATCCATCAGAAGCGATTAATAATATTGTAGACTTACCTGATAGCTCAAAAGGTGTAGATGGTAAAGCTATATTCTTTTCTACATTAAGTCAACAAGAAATGTTTATAAATATTTCTCCGTTTACTGATGAAAATACATTCAGACAAAAAGTAATTGGTGGGTCGTCTAATGGTGACTTTAAAATTTATCAAAATCCAAATGCTGGTATTTATCTAAAACCAAATGAAATATTTAATCAATTTGAATTACCAGAAGGTAATTATAAAATACAAATAGATTTTCTTCACCAACTTTCAAAAGGACAATTATTTGAACAAAATTTACCAATGCCTTATTGGTTTGAAGAGTTCGACATTACTAATGAAGGAATTCTTAATATACCTGATGTAACGGCTTGGGTTCAAAATCGAAGGACAGATATAGCTTTAGCTGTTCAAAGTATTGTAGCGGGTGACACACCTCAACCACCAAAATTTAACGATGATTCAAGTCCTTCTGGTGGACCGGCACCTGGACTTGGACCAGGTCAACAACCACCATCGGAAGACCAACCTGATTTTAGGGGTTCTGATTTTTTTATTCCTAACATTGATGAAGACATTGTACATTACAAATTTATTTTAAAACAAGTATCAACTTCAAGAAAAGAAGTTAGATTAAAAATACTTGGTGAAACTATTATAAATAATTCTGATATTATTGGAAAAATAACAAATGAATTAAATAATAGTACGGATGCATATCAATTCAAACATATATTAAATGATGGTACTGGTAATCACATTCCAATAATGAATTATCAATTCGACGCAATAACAGATGGAAGAGATAACCAATCTTTAATATTAAAACTTTATGATGCTTTACCAACTAATGTTGGAAATCTTTCGTTAGTGACTATTGAAAAAGAAGTTTTAACAACACAAACTCAAGACATATTTTATTTTTCTGATGTACCTGATGTATTTTTTGGTGATGGTTTAGTTCCAGATGTATCTGAAAATTGGATAAATCCTGATGGTAATGATGTTGGGTTTGAAAGCATAGATGAATTAGCTTATTCTTCTTCAATGAATGAAGTTCAAATTAATTCAATAATATCACAAAGTCAATATGGTTATCCCAATCTAAATACAAATTTTAATGAATTTGAAAATCACACATTCTTTGGTTCTGCTAAAAAGAAATTACAAAATTTTAAAACAAAAGTAGATACAATACAAACTCATTATTCTGAATTATCAGAATCATTGTCAGTTTCATGTTCAATCAATGGTGACTCAAGATTTATAATTCAAAAAAGAAAAAATATATTTAATAAAATATATGAAGAATTTAAAACATTTACACCTTATGAAAACTTTTTATATTTCGATGGACAGAGTGAATCAACCGCCTCTGCTCCTAGTTTAAGAAATTATGCTAATACAATACCAGTTGCATTATCAGAAAATAGAGGTGATGTATTAAGTCAAACCGATGGATTCAATACTGTTTACAAATATTCATCTGTAAATTTAAAAGGTACTGGTAGTCATCAAGTTCGTAATAATTTGTTTGGAGGATTATATCAAGGACAAAATAAACCATTTTTTAATTACAGTGGTTCAATTTATTTATCATTTTTACTACAAGGTGATAGTGGTAGTTCGTTAATTTGGAAAAATTCTCAACAAGAACACAATCCACCATATCCTGATGATAGTTTATTCCAAAACAATATTTTAAATCCAGATATGACATCTAGTAAATATCAAAGATATATTTTTGAAGCGTCTCAATCATACTTTATACCAAGAACTGTAATTAATGATATGGCTGATTTAAGTTTGAATGATGGTGATTTTGATGCAGGTTCAACAAAAGTACAATTTTTAAGTGGTAGTGTTAAAACAGGCTCTTACCTAATAAAAGATTCAACGAATTTATATCCAATGACTGTTGTAACACAAAGTGGTGCACCATTCATAGGTTCTGTAATGCCAGGTGGTGAATTGTTTAATATATTTTATGAAAACAATTTATCATCAAGTTTAATTGGTTATTATGATTATCAAGGTGTAACGATTGATGATGGTGATTTTGAAGTGTTTGATAGAAGTGGAAACAATAATACCTTACAATTTAAAGGTGATGGTGGTCAGTCTTTTACTTCAGCTTCAATTTCAGAAGGTGTAGCGGGTGGTGATGGATTCTCACTAACCTTTAGTGGTAGTTCAGAAGGTACAGTAGGTGCACTACACTTATCAACAGAAGGTGTATCTGTACCTATTGAAAATAACCCAATCGTATTCACAACAGGTTCAGGTGAGGATTTAGGTTTTGATGGTTTTACTATGACGACTTTTTTCCAAACTACTTCTTCTAAAACAAACACAACTATAATGGCTATGGACATTAAATCATCGGGTAGTTGTGTTGTAGCTGGTGTAATTACACAATCAAATCAAACTGATAAAAGTGAATTTATAAATGTTGATGGTTTTTATATCTCAAGATTATCAGACACTTTGTCTGGTGAAATAACAAATCAAGGACATGTTATTGTAGCTCAAAATGATAGTGATAATGGTATAAAAACAGCAGCTACTGATATTAGAGATGGTAATTTTCACCATATAGCGATGACTTATGATAACACCACTGGTACAGCTTCTATGTATTTTGATGGGGTGTTGAAAAAAGAGGGACACGCTGTAAACCTTATGACAGGTAGTAATCAAATCAATAGATTAATTGTTGGTTCTGGTCCTGGTTCAGCACAAGGTTATGCTGATGGTGTGTTTGATGAAACAAGATTTTATACAAGAGTGTTAAACGCAAATGAAATAAATCAATTGTTTTTACATCCTGATGGAGTTACAGGAGCAAAACTTACTGATGTAAAAGTAACATTAGATAATCCTACTGATGTTTATCCTTTTGACAATATTTTTAGAACTGATTCAAACAAATTTACAGATTGGTATAATAATGCTTTAACACAAGCGGAAACATTTGATACGAACAATATACATTCATTAGAAAATAATTTACCTCTTTATATGAAAGAAAGTTCTGATTACAATGAAATGAAAGACTTTCTTGGACTACAAGGTGAACAATATGATTTAATTAGAAATCACATTGATTCAATGGGAACACTTCACGATAGAGGTTATAAAGAAACTAATTCACCACCAAATAATATTCTACCAATGTTATTATCAAATATGGGATGGCAAACTATAAATCCATTTGAGGGTGATTTAACAGAAACTTTAGGTGATTATTTAACTGGTATTACTTCAATTGATGATATTAAAAACAACACTTGGAGAAAAACACTAAATAATTTATTATACATTTATAAATCAAAAGGAACAAAAAATTCAGTTAGAGCTTTATTAAACACTTATGGTTATCCTCCTGATATTTTAGATTTTAAAGAATTTGGTGGTTCAACGGAAAATCAAATTGGTGATGGTAAATTAATCTCAGACTCACCACCTGTTGAAGATGTTAATAAAGTAGATTTAAATTTAAGTGTATCAACTGGTAGTTATGGTTTTACCTCAGTAAAACAAAAACAAGGTAGATATATGTTTAGAGGTAAAACAAGTAGAATTTTAAATTTTGATTGGTGGATGGATGACGCTAATATTAACACAATTCAATTTGTATACAAACATGTGAAGTCAACAAATACACAAACAATTGTAAGGTCAAGTGGTAGTGCTGATGAAACACTATGGGATTTAAGATTAGTACCTGATAGTGTTGGTTTGAGTTCATCACTTGAGTTTAGATTAAGTAATGCTCCAAGTACAGCTTCAAGTGTTACATTGGCCTCAAATGCTGTTTCAATGTCAACACCTTATTCAACTATAACAGATGGTCAGTTATGGAATATAATGTTACAGAGAGTTACAGGTACATCTACTCCATTTAATCCAAGTACAACTCACGAATATAGATTACATTTGGCTTTACAAGATAAAGATAAAATCTCAGTATATAATTATACGACAATGTCTTTAGATGGCTCTACAGCATCTAACAAATTTGCAAACGAAAACTTTCAAAGTTCTGGTTCAAGACAACACACATCATCATCAAACTTATTTATTGGTGGTGATGTTACTGGTTCAATCGCTGAATTTAGAGGTTGGTCTACAGCGTTAAGTGCTTCAAGATTTAGACAACATACTTTAAATAAATCTTCAACTGTTGGTAATACAATCTTATCACATTGTCACGAATTAGTTTATCATTTTAAATTAGATGAAAATTATGTAAGTGCTTCATTTTCATCATCAGCACAAACATTACCTATTATAGATTCATCACCTACTAAAAAGTTTGATGATTATTCCTTTACAAAAACTGGTACTTTTTTTACTGGTTCGTTTATTTATGGTTCTGACCTTATTGATACTCTTAAAATAAGTTTACAAGATAATGTTAGTCGACAAACTGATAATACGATTTTAATAAATCCAAAACAACCTATAGTAGGTGATTTGAACTCAAAAAATCCAAGTTTATTACCATCAACAGATTCGGTTGGTAAAAAACCATTATATAAAACATCTACTAAACTTGAGATATATCGTTCACCTCAACAATTTTTAGATAATTTTATTTTAGATAAAATATCAGGTTTTAACTTAGAGAAAAAGTATGCTAATCCAATGAACTTTTACTCAGGTTCTTATAATGAACTTGATGAACTTAGAGAAGAATTTTTTGATTGTTATCCTTTTGATATTGGTGTTAATAAATTTATCAGAGGACATGAGACTATGTTTAATCACTCAATAACTGAGGGTATAAAATCATTAGTTCCTGCTCGTTCTACATTTAGTGATAGAGATGCTAACTTTGGAGTAGAGATAAAACCAACAATGTTAGAAAAACAAAAATATGAACATCACGACCATTCTGTAGAGACAAATCCAAATACAAGAACTGGTAGTATTAATGTTGATGTTGTAAACATAGCTACTTTTGAAAATCCAAAAACAGGTTCAATATCCGCTATACCATTAACGACTGGTTCATCTTTTGAGTTACCCAAGTCAGCGTCAATTTCAGTAATTACTGTTGAATCTATAACGACTGGTTCAGTATTGGTATTACCTAAATCAGGTTCAATATCAGTCTCACCATCAACATCAGATTCAGCTGTTGTACTACCTAAGTCAGGTACAATTGATTATGCTTCTGAACTTAATAAATCATTTGTAAATATACACGATAGTTGGGGTACTGGTGTAAACGATACACATTTTTTAAATTATGCTAATGATATATCAAGTGTTACAGGTGACTATAATACAGACCACATAGACACAAGATTTGTATTTCATTCAATTGGTGATAATGAATATTACTCTGCTTCTAACGCTTCTGATTTTTCAAATTCTGATAATTTTTATAATAGAAAAATGATAGATACAGATTTTCACACGAATGTAAGTTATGAGTCTTTAATTGGTACAACTAATACAAATCAGACAGGTAGAATGATGGGTAAAACAAGATACTTTGTAACAAGTTCAGATGGAAGTATTACTTTACCATCAAATCATGTTCGTAAGTTCAGTCAACCATTTGTTGATAGAATGAACAATGGAACACAAAATGAAAATCCAGGACAGTTGAATGTTCAATATGAAGACTATGCTACCTCTTCTTTTTATTCAGTAACTGTTACGGGTGGTGAAAATCAAATTAGAGTTAATAGTGGTAATCCACAAAGAGGTGGTGGAGATGAGAAAATAATTTATCGTTAATTTAAAATTGAGTATTTTTTCATTTTATTTATATTTATATATGAATTAAAGTATTTCGAAATTAGGAGATAAAAATGGGATATTTAGATAATTCATCAATTACGGTTGATGCAGTCTTAACAAAAAAAGGCAGAGAAATTTTAAAAAATGGTGGTAATTTAAACATTACTAATTTTACATTATCAGACACAGGTGTTGATTATACACTATGGAATCCAGACCACCCAAGTGGTTCAGCTTTCTATGGTGAGGCGATAGAAAATTTACCAATGTTAGAAGCTAGTGTTCACGCAGAATATAATCTAAGAAATAGATTAGTTAGTCTAAATCAAAATACAATTGCGGTTCCTGCATTAGTATTAGGAAATTTAGATGTTGCTGGTGGTACTGTTTTAACATTTAATGAAGGTGATGAAAACAAAGGAACAATATCTGTTGACTTAGTTGGTTATACATCAAGTGGAAATGTAAATCTTGGTGGTTTCCAATACTATTTTGTAATACAAGACCCATCAATTATCTCGACAAATGCCACTAATATGGGTGGACTAAGTGGAACAAGTAGACAATTTTTACAAGAACAAGACATCCCATTCGCTCAACAATATGGATTCAATGGTGCAAGTTTTAAAATAAGTCCTATTCAACAAGATACTACAGGTAAATCAACAAATGTTTATGTAGTTAATGTTGAGACTGGAGCTTATGATGAATTTACAGTAACCAATAATATTACTAAAAACCAAAGAGCAATCTTATCAACTGGTGGTGCTGGATAAAATTAAATTAGGAGATTAATAAATGGCTATAGCAGGCGGAAATATACAATTAGATTCAACGGAAGGAATGGATAAAATATCCCAAACGGATAAGGTAACAAGTCCTTATTTTTCCGATGGTAACACTAACTTAGCAGCTGCAAGTATTGTTTCATCATCTTTAACAGATACAAATGAGACATACTTTTTCGGTATATCAAATTCATCAACTCCAACAACTGAAGAGTGGAATGTTGCGTTTGGTAGTTTGAATGGATATGGTTCAGATGATGACGCTGATGCCATTAAGGCTCCTACAGAGGCGATTTATAAACAATACGCTAATTTACTTTTGGCTCCTACAGAAGTAACTGGTGGATTTAATATTTCTAAAGGTGCTTCTCATACAAGAGCTTTAACTACTAGAGATGAAGAAATTTATGTTATGTCTGCTAGAAGAAGTAATATGAAAGATAGAATTAATAAAGGAACTTGGCAAATTGATTTTAGTGGTTCAAATTCAGCTGGAGCTTTTGGTGTGGTGAATGGGCCAAATGGTAACATGTTACATTTAAAAGATGATAGTAGTACAACAGAACCAACTGCAACACCTGCTGGTGATAGATATAATATCGTAAGTTGTTCAAGTGCTGGTGTTATTGCTGGTGCAGCTACAGTTCAAAACTTTGGTTTCTTTTATCCTGATGCTGGTGTTTTAGTATTCAGTGCAGCTGAGTTATCAAGTTCAATACCTGGTAAACGTGATGACGAAGATGATGTTGTTATTTTTGATGACGCTACACATAAAGGATTTGGATACACTAAATCTGTAGTAGATGCAAATTCAAAAACTGCATTAAGACTTATAAATTGTTTACAACCAACTGGTGCTAATCTTAAATTCAGAGATGAAGAAGACCAAGTAAGTGCTCAATATTTCTGTAGAATCAAATCAGGACAAATGAACTTTTCAAACAATCCAACATTTGTTTCAGGTTCATTGAATGAATTAAGACAAAAAACAATGAAAGGTAATCCAAACACATTTATTTCATCAGTTCAATTATATAACGCTGCTGGTGAGATGGTGGCTGTTGGAAATCTTTCAACACCATTAAAGAAAAACTTTAGTTCAGAGGCTACGATTAAAGTAAAACTAACTTATTAAGATGGGTTGCTATGTATGTATTCGGAGAGATTGATAAATCATCAGCTACAATTGAAAGTAACTTTGTAAGTTACACTCAAAATTTAGATACATCTTCTAATGGTGTTCAATCATTTAAAATAGTTTCAGGTTCAACAAATACCAATTATTGGAACTCACTTAATGTTATGTTTTATACAAGTGGTTCTCCAAGATTCCCAAGTGAAAATAAATTTTTATTAAATAATTTATCTATAAAATCTACAGTTGGTGAACAATTTTTAAAAAAATATCACGGATACCCAAGTAGTTCAGTAATTACAATTCCATCAAAATATTATGGGGAAAAAATAAAAGAGGGAAGTTTTCATTTTACAGATGTATCAGGTTCAAATGTTAGTAGTGATGGTGCTAATCCAATAATTGTAGATGATGGGTTTGGTAATTTATACTCAACTAATGCAAATAGTAATTTTGGAACTTTAAAAGATTCTAGTAATTCAATATCATCATCAGACAATTATGTAGGAAATATATTTTATGATAAAGGATTAGTTGTAATTACAGAAACTGGTTCTTGGAGTGGTAGTGTTAAATACTCTGATTTAGCGACTAATTATAAATTAGCTTTTGATTCATTTAATACAATTACAACGCATGAGTATAATGTAAATTTAACACCACAATCATATAACTTAACTACAAATTATTCTATTAGAAATGTTTTATCTACAGATACAGAACCAGTAAAACTATCTACACCTTTTATTGGTGCTGAATTTACAAGTAGTGATTTTCAACCATACATCACAACAATAAATTTATATCAAGATGGTGATTATGAAGAACCTGTAATTCAAGCCACTTTACCAAGAGCGATAAGAAAGAGTGATAAGATAAATACAAGATTCAAAATAAGATTAGATATATAGGAGACAAATGGTTATATTAGGATTAGATGCATCAACGACTTGTGTCGGATATGCAT